TACAGAGAGTAGTCGACGGTGATACTGTTGACGTGGATATCGATTTAGGATTTGGCGTTATACTTAAAAAAGAACGTGTTAGAATCATGGGCATTGATACTCCTGAATCAAGAACAAGAGATAAAGTAGAAAAGAAGTTTGGTCTAGCATCAAAAGCAAGATTGAAAGAGATACTAGGTAAAGAAGCAGTGTTAGTCTGTAAAGAATACGATGCCAAAGGTAAGTTTGGTCGTGTTCTAGGTGACTTTACTACCAATGATGGACGTATGGTAACAGATGTTCTAATAGAAGAAGGACACGCTGTTGCTTACTTCGGTGGGTCAAAAGAAGAAATACAAGCAAAACATCTTGTTAATAGAGAAAAACTATTACGAGAAGGCAAAGTTAAGTTATGAGAGCAAATGAAATTTTAGAAGCACATCCTAACAGCAAAGTCTATGACAAGTGCTGGAAAGGTTATAAAAAAGTTCCAGGCAAAAAACGTGGTAAACCTGGATCCTGCGTTAAAGAAGAAAACCTGGATAATTGTAAACACGGCAAATACTACTGTTCAAACGACAAGAAGTGGAAGTGTCGCAAGGCACCTAAGCAATCACGCAGTTAAAATGTTTCAAAGAGTTAATGTTCCACTTGTACAAAACCCCCGTTGTACAAAGACGGTGGAGCAACTCACCAATCAAGACTTTCGCTACTATGACAAAGATGGATTTGAACTTTGTCAAGCAGAACAACGCTACTATGAAGCAGAAGGTCATCCTCTAGATCAACCTATACTTAATCATAGACTATGGCAAGAAGAATGGTACACTATTGATCATCCTAGACTGACATTAGATCATGCTATGATTTTACATCGTTGTTCATTTGAAGAAGAGGCTAGAGAACAATTACTAGAACTAAAGAAAACTATCCCATATGCAGACTTGTTACTACGTACTCGTCAACAGTGGGGATTTGACTTTGATCTAGACTATGTCACAGACTCAGGAGAGATAGTTGAAGTGTTGCATGTTGAATGTGACTACAACAACTTTAATCAGTTTGAATCAAAACTATACGAGTTTGAAGATCGTATAGAACGTTTAGATTTTGAGGATGCCGCCAAGCACATTGTACGCTGTCGAGACGAATGGTCTCATTTACAAGGCTTTACACAAAACGACTGGAAAGCCAATGAGTTACTAGGTTGGAAAAAATCAGAGTACACAGAAAAAGCCATATAAGTAATACAAACACTTATAAGGAAACAGCATGAAGTTCGACTCAGTAAAATTTAAACTCTATTATGATTTTGTTCTAACACAAGTCTATCCTGAACCAGAATCAGATTATCATAAAATCACTACACGAGAAATATATGATATTATGATTAAACCACTTAAACTTAAAAAGACAGCAAAAATATTAGATGTGGGCTGTGGTCCTGGCTACTTCTTGGATATTATGAAAGAAAACAAATATAAAAATGTTGTTGGGACTACAGGGTCACAAGAAGATATTACTATATGTGAAGACAAAGGACACACAGTACGCCAAGAAGATATTAGTTTCCTATCAGACAAAGATGAATCATTAGACTTTATATTTTGTAGACAAGTTTTAGAACACTCGCCATTTCCTTATATTACACTACTAGAGTACAATAGAGTTTTAAAACAAGGTGCTAAAATTTATATTGAAACACCACAACCTGGTTGCACAAGAAATCATGAAGGTAATCCAAATCATTATTCAATCTTAACAGATCGTATGTTAATGAACTTGATAGTTAGAGCAGGATTTGATATTGAAACATCAAACAATTTAGAATCAAATGCACTAGATAAAAAGACCAACGAAGAGTTTGTTGAGAGAAGTTACGGCATAGTAGCAGTTAAAAAACGACCAATCGACGTTAAATAATAGTATGAACATTGAAGAACTTAAACACTTAGCAGGTGTAAATAACACTCCTACAATGGGAGAAAATATAAGTCACACTGCCTCCGAGAAGTCTGCATACATGAAGAAGCATGGCATACAGCCAGGCACACCTGAGTGGTTTAAGTTGTGGTTTGCACAACCAAAGCTCACTGGTGAAAACCCAATGCCAAGGAAATAATATGGCTAAGTCATTAGACGGCGTATTAATTAAAAAAGCACACAAGAAACAAGAATTCACTAAACAACAGTTAGATGAGTTTAGGAAGTGTGTTGATCCTAAAACAGGCCCAATGTATTTTATGAGTAACTTCTTTACCATACAACATCCTGTGCATGGTAGCATGAAGTATTCTCCATACGAATATCAAGAACGTCTAATAGAAGCATATCACAACAACAGATTTAGTATATCAATGATGCCTAGGCAAACAGGTAAGTCAACATCAGCCGCGGGTTATTTGTTATGGTATGCTATGTTCAATTCAGATGCTACAGTACTAGTGGCCGCACACAAATATGCAGGTGCCCAAGAGATTATGCAACGTGTTCGTTATGCTTACGAAAGTTGCCCTGATCATATACGTGCAGGTGCTGTTAGTTATAACAAAGGCTCAATAGAATTTGACAACGGAAGTCGTATTGTAGCACAGACAACAACTGAAAACACTGGTCGAGGTATGTCTATATCAATGCTATACTGTGACGAGTTTGCTTTTGTGAGGCCTACTATTGCCCGTGAGTTCTGGACTTCAATATCGCCTACACTGACCACTGGTGGTAAAGCAATTATTACATCAACACCTAACTCAGATGAAGATCAATTTGCTCTATTATGGAAACAGGCCAACAAGTGTGAGGACTCACATGGTAATCCTACAGAATTGGGCGTCAACGGCTTTAAGGCATATAGATCATATTGGAATGAACATCCAGATAGAGATGAGAAGTGGGCAGAAGAAGAACGTGGCAAACTAGGTGATGAACGTTTCCGTCGTGAAATGGATTGTGAATTTATTATCAATGATGAAACACTGATAGCCCCTACAAAGTTAATTGATCTGCAAGGTATAGAACCTATTGAACAAATGGGACAGGTACGTTGGTATGAAAAACCTAAAAAAGGTGATATGTATGTAGTATCCTGGGATCCTAGTCTAGGTACAGGTGGTGACTATTCAGCTATGCAGGTTATTAACGCTAATACAACAACACAGGTAGCAGAATGGAAACACAATAGAACTACTATACCTGAACAGGTTCGTGTGTTTGTTGAAATTATTAAACACATTAACGAGTCTGTAGAAGATCAAAACTCAATATACTATTCTGTGGAAAATAATACTCTAGGTGAAGCGGCCTTGATCAGTTTAGCAGAGTATGGTGAGGACAACATACCAGGCATATTTTTAAGTGAAACTAAAAAGATGGGTACTGGTAGACGTTTCCGTAAAGGATTTAACACTACTAACAAGTCAAAAATATCAGCATGTGCTAAGTTTAAGAACTTAGTAGAGTCAGGCAAGTTTAAGATTAAGTCAAGACCTTTGGTCAGTGAACTTAAAAACTTTGTAGCACATGGTACTAGTTATGCGGCCAAACCTGGAGAGCATGATGACCTAGTCATGGCTACTGTGCTAGGTGTGCGTATGCTACAACAACTACAAGAATACCACAAAAACATAGGTGATAATTTACGTGATCATGATGACGACATAGTAGAACCTTTGCCGTTTATTATGATCTAAGATAAATACACTTATGATATCATTAGAAACTACAAGACAAAAATTATACGATTTACTAGTTGCTAAGAGTTTTGATTTAACTACTCGAGACGCAAAAGGTAAAGAAACGTCAGATCCTACACAAGCAGACCTATTCTCTTTTAACTACAAAGTTGGTGATAATAACTACGGTACAGTGGTTGTTACTATTAATCCATCAGGTGAGTTAGAAGTATTTTACGGTGATGTGCTTGGTAAAGGTATGGATTCAGAAGATAAAACTGATTGGTATGATTTCCTATATCAATTAAGACACTTTGCTAAACGCAACATGTTAGAGTTTGCTCTTAAAAACATGAAC